CAATTACGTTTAAAACGCCAGCGACATTATTTATAGATTCTATTAACTGTGCCATGTATACATTTTGGCCCATTTCCCATTTATTAACATTAAAATAATCTCTAACAGTATTTATCGTATTGTTAATAATTTCTCCTGAATTGTAGGCTTTATCGACAAATAAATCTATTTCAAATCCTAAATTTATTATTTTACCGTCTCTAACATTAACATAGTCATTAATCATTCTATATTCAGCTAAATAAGTAGCCATATTTTCTTTTAATGAGTTTGTGGATGAGTTACTTAATTTTCCTGCTGCATCTAAACCTAATATAGCAAAGTCTACTTTATTTTGTGTTTCTGAAACTTGCATTCTAAAAGGTACGCCAAACTGACCTGGCATTTTAAATATTGTTGCGATATAATCTTTTATAGTTACCGCTCTATTTTGTGATGCAAAATTATATTTTGTCATCCATCTAATTTCGTCTAATGTTGGTTCATTTCCACCCCCAAAAGCTGGTACCGGATTGTTAACTCTTAATGATGTTCTAACAGTTTGATTTATAGATTGATTTGGTCCGTTAACAACCATGTCAACAAAACCAACACTACCAATAACATTAGCACCTATGTTAGCAGAAGTTCCACCACCAACTCGATATCTAACAAACATTGTTGTTCCAGGTTTAGGTATTTCACCTAACGCAACACTATTAAAAAAATTAGATATTTGTAATACGTACTGGTCATTTGTATATTGTTGTAAGTATTGTTCATCGGAAAATCCTGAACCAAAAGTTAATTTACAAAAATTAGTATCTGTAAATTCTTTAACAAATTTTCTAGTCACCGACATCCATTTACCTGGTGTAATACCTGAGTTGTCGGTTGTTCTTAATGGGTCTTCTGTAAATATTTTATCCTCAGCTAATGAATCAACCTCATACCATCTTATATTAGGGTCGGTAAATTCGGACGTAGTTGGGTTTGCAGTTAAATTAGTTCCTTCTTTTGTTATAACTTGTTCAACAGAAACAACATTGTTATCTGGTAATATAACTTCTAAAAAAGGTATTGCATCATTAGTTCCTATTACTTTTTTAAATATTTTACTTATACCATTACTAACAACTTCTCTTTTAACTAAAGTATAATTAATTATTTGGTTGTTAGCATTTATATTAGGTATTATTAATCTGTTAGGTACGCCACCACTACTAAAAGGTGAGTTAAAATCTATGTCATCTAATGTTTCAAAAGTTTGTCCACCACCAGCTACCTGTGTACCGTATTTAATTATCGGCGCATATCTATTATCAAAAGTATCACCAAAAACAGGTACGTTAACAGAAAAGTCAACCAAAGTTATTGATGACCTTCTACCTGGTATTTTTAACCCTAAAGTTCTAGCTATATTAAGTAATGACCTTCTTTCTTGTGCGTAATCTATTTGTGTTTCAGTAAACATCCTATCCGTATGATAAGATAACATATCTGATACTGCCGCGTTTAGTTCTAAAAGCATCATACCAACAGAAGCGTCATTAAAATCTTGAAAAAGTTCTGGGTAGAAATGTTTTACATAGGTAATTAATTGACCTCTTACGTCAGCAAAATTTCTTGCAAAATAATTTATTTTTTTCTCTGCCATATTTTTATAATTTTAATGTTACACTATCATTTGATTGGAAAGCTCCTGTAGTAACTGTATATTCTATTTCAACTATTACAGCGTAAATACTATCCTCAGATTTGGTTGGTGTTATTGCGTTTATTGTTAGATTTGGTATATATTTTCTTACCGCATCGTTTATTTCATTTGTGATAGCTTGATATGAGATATCATCGTTTTGTTCAAAAAGGTATTTTCTTAAATTTGCACCAAAGTCTGGCATATATAGCCTTTCACCTTTGTTTGTTAAAAGTAGATGTAACAAATCAGATTTAATTGCCTGTTTTACATCATCGTTCATTTTCAAAAATTTACCGTCCGGATCATCTTGAAAAGGGAACTGTATATTTATGTAACCTTTTTGTGCCATTTCTTTTTACTTATAAATATCTATCCCTGAAATTTACCACCAAAAAATAAAATCTAAAGTGTAAAGTTTATTGCATTAAAAAACCCTCCGAAGAGGGTTTTTATGTTATCCATTTTTTTTACGTATTTCATATAAGGCCAACAATATTTGTTGTGTTAACGTTATATTAGGTCCCCATTTAATTTCCATACGTAATTATTTTACTTCACAAGCTCCGTTTGAACAGGCCAATTCACCACTTAAGTTAGTATCATCATCTAACTCAATGATTTTTGTTAAATCAACATCTTTCAAACTCTTCATTAAGTTATCATATGTTTCTTTTGTACAATCTTCAAAAGGTGCTTGAGTGTAAGTTCCACCATCATAAGGTAATACAGAAAGACCGTTATATGAATCTTTGTTTTCCCACATCCAATCACCAACTAATTCCCATTCATTTTCTTTAACTGAAATTGTTGCCGATACGTTATGTGAGTTTGAACCACCTCTATGTCCGGCTTTTACCCACTCTGTAGAAACTTTTTTTACACGTTCCAATAATTGGAATACTGATTCAGTTCTCATAATAGCTCCTTCTGGTGCTTTTTGTGGAATAGAAATTACAGCTGTATCATGTGGACGGAAATATTCATCTTCAACTAATTCAGGATGATAAATTGAAAGGTATGTGTAAATAGCTTCATTCTTACCAACACGAATACGACGAATGTAATAGTCATTATGCCAAGCGTGAATACCTGAAGAAGTTCCTAAAACTAATGAAGAAGTTCCTGAAGGTTTAACTGTAGAAGTTCTTGCCGCTTTATTAATTCCTAATAAATTAGCTACTCTTTCATTTTCTTCTTTCACCGCTTTAGCAGCTTTCTTCATGTCATAACCTAATACAACACCAGACCCAATACCAGTCATTCCTACACCGATTAAGGCATCTTTTTCAGTTGTACGTTTCCATACATCACGAAGATAATGAAAGTCTGTATAACCTGCCTGAAGAGTCCCAATGAATGACGCTGCTTTAACTCTTTCTTCAAAATCTTCTTGAGAAGTGATATCTGATGCATTAACCTCACAAAGGTTACAAAACTGATAAGGTCTCAACCCAATTTCACAACAAGGATTAGTTCCCCAATCTTTATCATTAGAAAGATAAATACCAGGTTCACCAGCTCCAGATAATTCAATACGTTTCCATAAATCCATAAAGTATTCTTTAGTAACTTTATGTCTCATTAATACGGCTGAGTTATTAGCTCTACCTCTTTGTGCATTTAATTCCCACCAATTTCCTGATTTACAAGAAATCATTTCATCATCATCAGCTGAAAATAAACTAATAAGAGCTGCTCTACGAATACCACCCGCTAATACTGCGTCAGCAATATAACATACGATGTCATGTACTTCAATAGGTTTAAGTTTATCACCATCTTCTTTATTGTCTAATACTTTTTTAATGTTATGTAAACAATCCTTTAAAGGTTGTGGTCCTGGTGCTTTTCCACCTGAAGTAACTAAACGTGCTCCTTTTGGACGAATGTCAGAGAAGTCAAAAATAGGTGTTGATGCTTTAGCTCCGAAATAAGATTCCAATAAAACTTTAATTGCGTCAGCCCATCCTTCAATAGAATCACCAATTAAATATCTTCTTGTTCTGTTTGAACTTGGTTTTTTAATCTCAGGTAGCTTTTCTACGTGGTGTTTTTGAACTGAATACCCAACACCAGTTCCACCTAACAATAAAAACATTGCTTCAGAAAAAGAATCTACGTGGTCAATCGGCATATAAGCACAATTGTAAATTCTGTTTGGGGAAATTTCGATTGGTTTACCACCAAACTGTAAACTTCTCATAGAAGGTAAAACTTTTTTATCATAAACAAGTTGGTATACTTTTTCAATCTCTTCTTTTAATTGAGGGAATTTCTTTTGGTGCATCTCTTTGTTTCTAGTCACCAATTCTTCCCATGTTTCCCTACGATTTAACTCGGGGATATATTTTGCGTACTTCATATAGACAGTAATGTCCGAAAGTAATTTACTTGACAATTCCATGTTTAAAATTTTTTATTAATTATTATTTTGTTTTTGTAACTCTTTTGCTCTTTGTATTCTTTCTCGGGTGTGAGATTCTTTCTTAACTTCTTGGTTTTTTTCATATCCTAAAAAGGTTTGAGACGTTTCTGTGTCTATATGAACTTTTCCGTTATCGAAAGTACAATCTTCGAATACAACCCCGTCACGTCCAAAACGTGATTTTAAAACAGCTATTGTAGCTCTTCCTGATTCTTTTTGTGGTAAGGTTCTCGCTATTGACATAATAAAATGTCCTATTTGAGCTTTCTTAATGGAACCTCCCATTTGGTCTCCTGTTACAACATCAGCACTAATTGAACTTCTATTACCTTGAACGGCTGTCCATCCAACCAAACTAAATTCACTTAACATTGATTCGAATCCTCTCATTACATTACCTTCACCAGACCATTCATCACTATATTGTTTTGTGGATTCAACACAATCAATATAATCTAAAACAATCATGTCGGGTTTAAAACCTGTAGAAATTTCATGTCTAACGAAAGATTTAATTGTTTGCATAGTTACACCCTCTGAAGAAAACTTTCTGATTCTTAAATCATTTGTTCTGTTTGAAGTTACTTCTTTGTGTTTTGACAAAACGTCTTCTTTTCTTTCTGCTAAATCATTTAAATCAATGCCCGACCAACATGCTAAGTGTTTTCTTTTAATCACATCAGGCATGTCCTCGAAAACAATTTGTAAAACATTGTATCCTTGATTGTAGGCTGAATTAGCGATTTTGGTTAAAATAGTTGTTTTACCAACACCATAAGGTGCTAATATTACACCAAGTTCACCTCTTGATAAACCCCCATCGGTTAAATTGTCTATACCATTTATTCCCGTAGGAATTGGGTGTCTAAAGTTTTTCTCTAAAACTGCTTCAATGTTTTCTGTAATAGAAGTACCATCGTCTTTTTCAGCTCCAACAGATAGGGCTTCTCTCAAAATTTCAGCACAAGTTTCATAATTGTCGAACTCACCATTATCAACAATTTTGTTGATTTTTTCATTGGCTTTTTTAAGTTCTTGTTGTCTACAAAAATTTAATGCCTTACTTTGAACAAACTCCCAGTCTTCAACAGCCAAGTCACGGATTTCTTTTAACATTTCAAAAACATAATCCTGTGTTACTTTATCTTTGATTTCCATTTTTAGTATGGTCTCTAAAGTATCCATTGCAGGAATTTTTTCATACTTTTCATAGTAGTCTTTAATTTGAGCTACTATAAGACGAAAATATTCGTTGTCAAAGTACTTTGCATGTACTATGTCTATTATTCTGTCTGAGAATTTTTTATTAGCTGGGTGTAAGATTTGGTTTATTAGCTCTGATTGAAATTTATAACCTAAATAACCTAATGTAACATTTTTACCCATTTTTTTACTTTGTATATTCATAAATAGCTGTTACAATTTTGTTGTTTAATATTCCACATGTATTTTTTCTTGACCCAAAGTATCTTGAATTTGGGAGATAATTCTAGGTATTAATTCACGAATATCAACAGTATAACGAACTCTTTGTGGATAAACATTTCCAGTAAATCTTCTAGTTCCTATAACTCTTTCATCAATTCTAATTTCAAAATCAAAGATATCTTCTTTGTCATAAATTGGAGTTCTGTTGATTTGTTCTTCAGTTTGTTTTTCATACGCGTTGTATTGGCTCCATAAATGTTCCAAAGATTTTTTCTTTAACTGACCTTGAATCATTTCAACACAATCGTTGACACAATAAATAAGGTCTAAAGAATTAACAGATTTTGTATTAAAGTTTTTAACAGCAAAATATCTTTGACAAATGATATTACCGTTGATTCGTAGTATAAACTCAAATTTTTTCATATTTTATTATTTAGTTAATTGTTTAAAATTATTTTTTTCTTTTTTTGATAATTTGATAAATGGGTCTAAAAAACTTACATAACCATTTTCACCCCCAGGGATTGCATACATAATCCCATCATCAAACATCATTTTTAAAACGTTTTTATAATCACGTCCTTCAGGGTTTAAAGGTAAATTTATAAGATTTAAAACTTCTTCTCTAGCCTCATCGGTTAGAAGTGGTTGATGTAAATCGATTATAATTTTATTTATCTCATAAACATTACCTTTATGAGTCCCTTTGGTTTTTCCTTCGATTATGGAATCGAATACTTTTAATTGTCTTTCCTCTTTTAAAACTTTAGATTTTTCAATAATCTCTTCCAAAGAAATTTTTCTTTCTTTTATTTCAGGAAAATGTGTGATAAGAGTGTTTTCAGTTACACCATCAATACCTTTTATATTATCTGTGGAACAACCTTCAATAATCTTAACTAAACCAGCATTTTCATAGTAATGTTGGAAGTACCATGAATAGTTACCAATACCAACTAAAACTTTTTTATCAGCTAGGTATAAAGTAACATCTTCAGAAATAAGTTGGCATAAATCCCTATCGTTAGTGTATATAATAACTTCTTCACTCTTCTTTTTATTTAAAGCATAGAATGAAAGTAAATCATCCGATTCACAATCAGGGTGTTCGTATTGTCTTAGGGATAAGTCTTCAGCGTAAGCTTTAACTTTTAATTTTTGAATTTCGTAGTTTTGATCGAAGAACTTTGGTCTATTGCCTTTATAGTCAGGATAATAATCAAGTCTTAAATAACCACCTCTTTCACCATCCCACATAATAATAACTTTATCAACTGATAATTCAACGATAAGTTTTCTTAATGTAGTGTAAAATTGGAAGATTCCTCCGATATGAACTTCTTTGTAGAAAACGTTCTTAGCTCCGTTGTAAGAGCGTTTCATAAGAACGTTTCCATCAATAAGAAGTGTTTTTGTTTTTTCTTTTTTTCTAGTTACCTTCAGGCCCGTCATTACCCATAAAATTAAAGGGTTTAACAATCTTTTTTTCAGGTTCTAGTACACCTACTTGGGTTAAAAAATTAATATACTCATTAGCTATGGTTTCACCACCTAAGTATCTTTCAAGACCTTGCTGTATGAGGTAAAAACAACTCATTTGCCCGCTATCAGCGGTTAGAGCCTCTTTATTTAATTCTACTAACCTTTCGTAATTTACTTTCATATTATTCTAAACCGTCTAAATCTACGTCTGTTGATGAACCTTCTAATTCAAAATCTTCTCCTTCTTTTATATCCAATCCGTTTTTAATAAACATTTCAGACCAAAAATCAGAATATTCTTTTTTATATTGTTCTTCAGCTTCTTTTGTATCGTCAATAAAACTATGTGGTGTTACAATAACTTTACCATCTTCATAACCAATACCATTTACGTGGTTTTTAAGTATAGAAATTTTGGTGCGAGTAGCAAATTTAATTTTTCTACCGTTTTTAGTTGCCATAATTTTATTAGTACCGGCTCCCTTTTGATTACCAAATAAGAAAATTAAAGTACTGTTAAGGTATATAGCCTCACCACCTTTCATTTTAATTTTTGGTTGTCCCATAGGTGAATCTGGTAGTTCCACCCAAGGTTGGTTAACGAAAACAATAGTATTTGTATACTTGTTTGGTTTACCGTCTGCGGTTGTTTCTTTTCTTGATGAGGTAATTCTACCATTTAAACCCATTCCGATTTTGTCAGATAATACTGATGCGTTATGCATTTTACCACCTTTACCATCATAAGTCATTTTACAAGGTATAGAACCAACAGAGTCCCAAAAAAAACAAATATCATAAGGAATTTCACCTTTTGATTGTGATTCTAAAACTTCATTCATATAGTCAGTTATTTGTTCTATATAATCAAAGTCATCACGGAAAAGAAAAAATCCGTCCCAATTACCGTTTAATTCGGTAACTTCTAAACCCATTAATTGGGCGTGACTGAAACTCCATTTCTTTTCTGTAATAATAAAAATTGGTAATATACCGTTTTGTTGACACCAAATAGCTGACTTTAATAAAGCTGTTGTTTTACCTGTGTCAGAATGCCCTAAGAAAACGTTTAAATGTCCAAGAGCAGGTCCTGGTACACCAGTTGCCTTTTGAAAAGCCGAACCCAAGTCGATAAATCTATCAGCCTTGTATTTGGTTTTTGTACTAAATTTATCTTTTAGAGAATCTAGTGAGAACTCTTTTTTACCTATTGATTTCTTTACTGTAGACATAGTTTTTTAATTTTA